AAATCATTGTTTAATTGCAAAATCTGATTTGCCATGGTTCCCTCGATGGTCGGATTTGCCTGTCGTGCATCGAGGGCACTTCCGGCTTCTGTTGCAGTGTTATTGTTCACTATTGCTGGCTTGCCATCCAGATCACTATATTTTCCGGAAAATGCGACCGTCTTTAAATCCGTAAAGAATTTAGCAATCTTCCCCAAGATCTTCGGCATTTTTTCCTTGGACGCAATATTTTCTCTCTTATCTGCCACTGTAAACTCTGGCTCCTGTAATGCATCCGTTGCATTTTCTCTTGTTTTCATCTGCTCATCAATCTTTTTCAGATTGGCATTCACGACTTCCACATCATAATCATCCTGCGGATCATCCATCTGCAGATCATAATACTTTGTCTTTGTCATGGCAGAACCTCCTCTCTCAGCTGTCTGTGTGTATAGTTATGTAACTGTGCATGCGTAAATTTGTGTAAAACTGCATGCGTATTATAAATAAGAAGAACTTTGTAGCATATATCCTCTGGTGACATACGCCGGATCAGTTCTTCAACAACTCCGACACGATCCGCTACATTCAATTTCAGATGCACGAGTATGTAATAATGCTCCTCATCTGAATACAGATCATAATTGTTTTCTCCTAGGCTGGCATTTAAACATTTTACAAGTGTCGGATGCGTATACGGTATCCGTTCATTCCACCGCATTGACACACGCGACCGGCGGAGTTCTAAATTTTCACCAGCACCCGGAATGATATGTAAGATTCTTTCAAACCGCTCGATGCCTTCTACATCTGAAGTCTCTATGAATGCATTTCGTAATATTTTAGTGGTATCCATGTTAATGGCCGCCACCTGCTTATCCTCGCTCTGCATCAATTGCTTTATTTCTTCAAACTGCTGCATAAAAGGTGGCAGATAATCAATCATTTTTTTAGCCACTTACATCACCCCTTACCGGAATTGCATCCTCATCCAATGTTACATTTTCAGATGCACCGTTCAGTTTCACATCTGTAATATCCAATATTCCATCAATCAATAATAACCGGGATTCAATCTGGCTCTTACGCACCACCAGGTTATCTTCATTACTCCAATCAGCAGAAAGTTCTGTAAAATACCCATCTATTGTCGACTGCATATCGGATTTCAAGGATTCAAATAAATATCCGTTCTTATATACCGCAGTAACTGTCACAGCAACAGGAATTTCTTTCACTCCCATAATCTTTACCACATGTCCGATAGGTGCCAGCCCATATCCCTCCCCGGTCTTATCATCCGGGTCAACATCATTCTGCACTTTCTGTACTAATGTAGCAGATGGAGCTTTAAACTCTGAGGATATGATATACACCCGAACAGTACCACCCACTGTCAGTAATTTATCCTTTGCCGCATCATGTACCGCTTTCAGCCATGCAAATACTTCGGCCCCAACGGTTTCCGCAGACTGCTTTCCAATCCACTCCGTAACTGCAGCAACAGGAATAAACTTTACTGGATCATATCCTTTTTCCCACATCCGGATAACTTTGCATGCACCAACTCCATCAATAGCTGATACACGCTCCTTATAATCCGGATTATTGCCGCAGAAGCTTGTATTGGAAAATCCCTCGTAATAACGTTCACGGAAATCTTCCACATCTTCCTCATCCTCGCCGGGGATCAAGACTTCGGTCAATTCCGCTGTTTCCATATCATTCAGATCATTCTTTGTTTCAATCGTAAGTAATGATCCCAACTGCTGGTTTCCAACAATACCGGCGGTCTCACATGTTACCTGATACTCTCCGGTTGCTGCATCCATTACAGATGTTACTTCATAGTTCAGATCACCAAGGTTAAACCTGTCCCCGATCGCTATGGCTGTATCGGACGGACTAACAACCATCTTGCATACCGCATTGGTCTCTTCTTTTGGATATACTCCGTTTTCAGCTGCACGCTTGATCAAATAATAATAGGATGCTGTATCTGCATATACCTCATTCACAATCATATCCATATCGATATACGTCTGCGCCAATTCCATAGCAATTGGTGCTATTGCATCATAAATTATCGATCCTTCTCGCTTATCCAACTTATCGCTTACAGATGCAAGCATTTCTTCCATGATAGAATCGAAGTCTTTGTTCTCAAACACTAATATTCCACCTCCGTTTCCAATCCATTTACTTTATCGCCTTCTGCTGTAATTACAGAGAACGTAACATGCAGAGCTTTCTTTCCCACCGGTTCCATCTCAAAATCTTCACAAGACTCAAAACGATCATCTACAGTAATTGCATCCGTAATCCGACTTGGCACTTCTGACATAACATAAGATAGAGACTTTCCCCTCAAGTCCTGAAACTCCACTCCATAATCCCATGAATAAATTACATTTTTATATCGCTCTGTGTTCAAGATTTTCAATATTGCCTGTCGGTTTGCCTCTTCTCCGTCTGCTTTGCCAAGAAAAATGCTTGGCTCATTCTCAATGGTTCCTATCTGCATTGCATATGTAAGAGACGGATCATTTTCCACTTCAAAGCCGGTCATATCATCCTCTTCATCGTCATCATCATAATTTGTCGGAATCATTCCTTCACCACCTTGTCTATTACCACAAACTCCTGACCACCGCTTTTGCGCATCATCAACACTTCATCCCTGGCTTTTAAGGCATTGTGAATCATAATCTTTACATTTTCCAACACAATGTCATCACCAGTTCCGCCCGATCGGTTCTTCGTTTTCCATCCATACTCTTTCTTGATTGTTACTTCAACCTCATGATCCGTCATACTTTGTGGCACCATTAAAAATTCTTCCCCAATTTCAAAAGAGTTTGTAATTTTCACTTTCAGAGGATCTTCGCTGGTAACCACACCGGTCACATAATCACACATCTTTGCAGCCCGTACCGCATCCATTGCAATCTTCTTGATTAACTGCACCAAATTTCCGCTACTCACTAAAATCACCTCCAGACACTACCAGGTCCATCGTATGTTCACGATTTTTAAATGTGTGTGTCACCTTCTCTACCAGCATATAATTCGCAATTTTCATATCTTCCAAATCAAGCATGACCGGCACAAGCGATCCTCCACGCACTTCACTATTTCCAATCACGCCAGATATTGTAAGTGTCCGCTTTTCATGACTATACAATTTCAATAAAGCCTGTGCTTTCAGCTTCCCAATATCCGGACTATTGATCTCATCCGTAAACTGCAACGTTCCCCATTTTGCGATTTTCTTATTGTCACGTACCAGATAAATCCCATAACTGGTTCCAGTATTTTGACTTGTTGATGTCTTTGTACTTTCTTTTTTCTTCTTACTGGATTTCTTTTTCTTATAGATCAGCTTGATCTGATTATACACATCTGTATCAATCGTTGTTTTGTAGGAATAATCTTCTCCTGTTTCCGCGTCTACCAGACAGGTATTCACCTTCATCTTTGCTACATCAGTCAGACACAGTTTTCCAACATTATCATAAAAAACATACGTCTTGCCCTTTACCATTAAAGTATCATCCAACGCGTTTTGAATCATATCGAACAATGCCGTATTGTCCTCAACCGCTGATCTGCGCCATCCGGTCTTTGCCAGTGTGCCACACTTTAATAGGAAGCGCTTTGCAATAATCCGAATTACTTCATCTGCTGTTTTTTTACTATAGATAAGTGTGTCTTTGTTTTTCAGATACCTAAGCTGATCATATACGGTATACGATGCCATCCCGTCCTTCTTGACTTCTTTTGTAAATACAAAGCCATAGAAAAACTTCTTGCTGTCCACAGTAACAAGAACTTCATTTCCCATGCCTATGGAAAATCCTTTTTCAACTTTTGCTGTGAAAGTAAATTTGCCAGGTGTGCTGTCTCTTTCCCATACAACCTTTGCTCCATCTTCCGCCGGTACTGTAAATTTCTTTTTTCCATTATTTATAGTAATCATTACATTGCCAGCCGGTATTTTCCCCGTTTCTGCTTCATCGGCTTTTATGGTTTCCGCTTTTGCCTCGTGACGTGATAATATTTTCTGCAAATATTGCAGTTCCTTTTTGGAATCCTTTTTTCCGCTACCAGATGAACCATTTTTGCTGCTTGTATATTTCGGCGTACCATAGCCGGTAATTGTGGCATTATTCAGAGAATATGATCGCCGTGCTACTTTATCAGATGTATTTCCTTCAATAGTATGTAGCTGACCACCGCTGACGCTCTCAACAATGCCTACATGGCTTCGGCCAGTTTTAAAATAAACAATATCACATCTCTTCGGGGTATATTTACCTTTGTATTTGAAAAGCCCACGCTTTTTAAACCACTGCATCCCATAGGTTGTAGATGCTGTTTTCGGAACAACCGAAGTCGATACTCCAGCCTCGTGTGCACACCAGGAAACAAACGAATGGCACCATGCAGCACCATTCGCTCCTGTATATTCTCCGTATTTTGTTCTGTTGTTGCCCTGCTCCCGGTATCCGATCTCTCCAATCGCAACATCGACAATATCCTTCATCAGCTACCACCTCCCGGCAATTTCAACACCGTTCCAACATATAAATAATGACCATTTGATGAAGATTTGCGTCCATGCTTACGAGCTGCATTTTCAATCGTTTTCTGGTTTAACTGATAAAGTTTCTTCCATGCAGATGCATTGTTCATCTGTTTCTTTGCAATTTTCATAAGCGTATCACCAGATTTTATCTTGTAACTTTTGTCGATAACTTTCGTTTTCTTCCGCTGTTTTTTAACCGTGACAACCGTTTTTTTCTTTCCAGATTTTGTCTTTTTGTCTTTTGGTACAAGTTTCTTTGCTCCCCAGTGACGGTATTCTTTCATGTTAAGCTTTACGCACACATCTGATCCGTATTTATCTGCATCTTCCATGATCTCATAATCTTCAATGGTCACATCCATTATGATATCTTCGATAAGATGTTTATCTGATACTTTGTAACGATTAAACTTTAGCGCGACTGGGTTTTTCTGATTTTTCCATTTTTCTAATTTGGAAAGATAATATGCGGCTCCTACCTCTGCTCTTTCACAGGAAAAAGGGTATTTATTAATCGGTAACAGCAGCTCTGGAATTGTAATATCAGACAATCCCGGAGACTTAATAAGATTAACCTCTCCCTCATTTATGAGAGTTATAGTCTTATTTTTGTTATTGATCTTGATGTTAAGAGATCCTGGGGTCACCGGAAAAAGAACCCCATCAATATATAATTCATACATCTTTAGTGCTCTCCTTCCGCTGCTGCGTTCATTTCTTCTTCAATTTTGCTACGCAAATGCTCTGCCATTCCATCTAAATCCATATCATTGTTTACGTTGTTATGGTTGATCATCTCAACCTTGATCTGTGCTGTTGTAAATTTATTCACGTACTCACGATCCGCAATATCTCTTAAATACTTCAGATCCTCACTGGATGCAGATAATGTATTTGCCGTTTTTGCGGTATTCTTGGCAGTGTCTGCTGTATTTGCCGCTGTTGCTGCGTTACTGGACGCAAGCGCATTTGGATAATTATTCGCATTTGGAATATTGGTAGCCTTTGAAGATAAGGTATTCTTTATTTTACTGGTTACACCATCTCCCCATGCCGCCCCTGCAGTATATGCATCGTTGACCCATCCTTTCTGGTAAGTGTCATACGTTTTTACTCCTTTACTAAATGCAGCCGGCACGCTGGCATAATCTTTTGTATTCCCGGCAGCTGCTGCCGCTTTTGATGCATAATTATCTGCTGCCCCCGTAATTCCAGAATAGTCAAAGTCTACAAAAGGAAGTTTATTCAATGCCGAACAAATGCCAGATACTACCGTAAGTGCTGTAGACAGCATGTTGTACCAGAGTGCCTGTACATGACTGATCGCATTGTGAAAAGCAATTTCAACATTGGTTGCACATGCTCCCCCTGCGTTCCATATTCCAATGAAAATATCTGCAACTGTTAATCCCCAATTTTTAAAATACTGGATAACAACATTGATTCCACCAGTTATCATTCCGAAAACTGACTGCGCAATATGCCCT